GGCGAACGACATGGTGGCCGGAGAAGGCGACTTCGCTGAAGACGGCCCGCAGCCGGATACGTTCGTGGATGTGACGGAACTCGACCGGAGCGCGTACCTAATCTGTGAAATTGATCTTTATCAGCTTTCGAGTGAGATCTACAATCACGGGTTGAACGTCAAGGATACGGAAATCATATCCGGCATGTGTCCCGAGGACACTATCAAGGTGGTTTTCATGGATGGTTCGGCATGCTGTGTGGGTATCGACCCTAATTCCCCTCTTTGCGTCAACTTCTCGTATTATGCGGATGAAAGCTGTCGTGATGGTGAGTTTTCGACGAGTTGCCATGATTTCGAGGGCGAGTTGGATTATCTCACCGGCGTGAAGGACATTTGCGGCGGATTGCGCTAGTCGCGTCTGCCGGTTTCGATTGTTTAGTTTCAGGGCGTGTCGATTGTGTCACGCCCTTTGTTTTCAACGTTTTTCTTTTTAAACATGGACTAAAAAGGAGTACACCATGAACGGCAACTACAAAGGTACGGAACACTACACACTCACCAAAACCGAAAACGGGTGGCATGGCGACCCGAACGATTGCGAATGGCAATGGTTCGACTTTCCTGATCTGACATTCACCGATGACGGTGACTGCCGGTTCGAACTGGAGGCCGAAGCCATCGACGCGGCGGTCGAACTCGACGAATACCGGGAATTTCTCGCCATCCTTTCCAATGAGATAGAGGAACTCCGGCAGCAGATCGATGCAGTTGGATAGAAGTGGCCTAACCCGCCCAAACTTCTTGACACTCCCGTGGTTGAATCCACGGGATTCCTGCGCACTAATCATGTCAGCAAAAGAAAGGACAAAAATGTTTACAGCACTTGAATGGACCACCGGCGCGAAGGTCATTGTCAAGCCAATCGCCATCCGCCGTCCGAACGACGCATACGAGATGCTTCTCATAGCCGACAAGACCACAGGCAGGGGGGTATGGTTCGACACCCATGACGGCGAATGGTATATCGACCTGCAAGGCGTTGACGGCAATCTCATGCAGGAGGCTGAAGTGGTTGAAGATGTGTACGGTGAGAACGAAGAAGAGTTGGAGAAACGGGCGAACGAACTGCTCGCCGCATATGGATTGAAGCTCGGCAAGTTCGATGAAGCGACTGGAGACCGGTGGGAGCTGGTAGAAGCGTGACATTCTCCCCCGCCTTACAAGAGGCGGGGGCTTCCTGCTCAAGAAAGGGGCAACAATGCGGAAAGCGACATTCGTTAGGAAATACTACGGGCACGGATACGACGCCCATATGGTTTATCTCGACTATATGTATCGCGGCCATGAATATACGGTGGAGGAGAACCTACTTCAGGGCAATAGACCTCTCGCGTGGCAACACCGTGACGAGCAAAGCCGGATAGACCAGTTAATAGAGCAGAAAGAGCAGGAAAAGAACGCGAAGCCGAAGCCATGCCGGTATGAAGATACCGCGCAATATGCCTTCGACCAGTTTCTGAACTATGTCAATGGTGAACCGTCGGACTTCGACTAACCGGTGGCACCCACTGCGGCGGGGCGCCCGCATGACGCGCCGTGGTCTGGACGGCAGGGCTGGCGATGGATTGCAGAGACTCTTGAATAATGGATGATTTGAAATCCAACGGTGCTATTTACTGAAAAATAGTGGGGGCGGTTTTTGAATCCGCCCCCATTCATATGCCATTGTAGACCACTCAGACGGCGCTCACCGCAGTGTGTAGCCAATTGTCCACCAATTCGGCTTCGTTGACCGGCTTGAAACACCATGCGTCCAATCCGACGTTGATCTCATTATGATGCCTGCCGAACTCAAGCGGGTCATACGCGTGCGTATGACCATGCAGGAGCAGAGTGTTGTTCATGCGTGGTAGCGCGTATTCAGCCAATTCCGGCGCGTTCCAATTGGTTGAGACTGCGCCTAGGGGTTTGCTTTGCGTGAAGTCTTCACGCCATTGGTAGTGGCTCAGCAATACTGGATATGTTCGGGTTCCGTCTCCGCTTGTGATGTCGGTTAATCCGACTTGTCCGACTTCCCCGAACACGCTTGCCAACTTTTCCAGCGTGCGGCTGGAACTGTGTATTTCATGGTTGCCGAGGATCAAGTGTCTGCGTTTGCGTGGAACCTGTAGATTCTGGATGCGCATTATCGCCTGGTCTACGCTCCACGTGCTGCCGGAACTGATGTCTCCCAAGATGTAGAGTTCGTCTTCCTTGCCAACATACGTGTTGATGCTTCGGATGATGTCGGCATCATGCTTCCGCCAGTCAACACAGTTCTTGAGCGGCTTATGCTCATGTTCGGCTTGTTGTTTGATCGATGCATCCTTAGCGTATCCGGGTAGCGCGTATCCGCGCAGCGCGGCCACGAACGGATGCGCGAAATGCAAGTCACTAGTGAACCACTTCATCCTTAACACCGCCCTATTTCATTATCCATCCCATACTGCTTATCCCATTTACCCAATGCTTCCAAAATGTTCGGCAGTCCAAAATAGTCGTAGTATTCGCTGTAACGTTCGCCGCTTTTCGTCTCGAATGCGATGGTCAGCATTTCGGGGTCATCGCCACAGGTTTCGCAGACTGCTTCGCAGAATGGCGAATAATCGTAGCCGACTACTCGTACCGGCTGATCGTCGCTTCCGTCGAACAGTTCCGGTGATTCGACTTGCAACACGCGCATAAACAGTTCGTTCGTTGATTTACTGGTGGTGTTTTCCGTCATATTGATCTTGCTCATTCTTCCTTCCCCCTATAAAAAGCCATTAAAGGCATATTCTTTTTTACCAAGGCGATAATAGCCATCATATGAATCTTTTAATTGAAATTTAAACTTTCGAAAGAAAGGCTTATACTGCGTTAGAGACTCCTCTGGCACAGTCACGAGAGGATAATCATCCTTCAGAACATCCAACGCATGTTTAACTAAAGCCGTACCGACACCTTGTCCACGGTATGGCTCAAAAACACGCAAAGAACAAATCTTCTTTTCCTGTTCGCAATTTTTAATTATACAAATTCCCGCTATATCTTTTCCAATTTTTGCCAGAAAAATCTCACGAGTGACACCCAAATTAGGTACCACTTTTCGCATAAACCATTCATCAAAATCTGGATAAAACCGCGTAAAAACATCCAGATATGCATTCAATAAAGAATCACCAGAGATAGTCTCAAGTGAAAAAATTTTAATCCCATCAGACATCATACCCCTCGATTCTTCAAACACTTAAACTAAAAAACAATCTTGTGTCCGGTTTTCGGATTGACAATCTTCATTCCGCGTAGCCTCCTATGTATTCCCAGCAGTTCGCGTCCACAACGCATTCAATGATCGGGAGAACGTCGAAGCCTTCACGGTCGAGTTCATCCCAACGATGTTCCGCCTGCTCGAATGTGGAATAAACGCCCATGATGCTCACGTACTCGCCGTATTGGTCAGCCACTCTCTCCCTCATGGTGAAATACGGGTACCACCTATCTACCGGTTTGAGCGTGTAATCCCTGTATTCGTCCCTGTCCATAACGTTCGCAGTGACGACGTAGACTTTCATGCTTCATCCTTACCTGTGGTGAATTGGAGTGTGTGGAGTCGGCGGCGGTCGGTGAGGTTGATGCCGAACATGCTATGCGAATGGAATTGGTCTACACAATGTTTGATCTCGCCATCCACCCGGTAGGTGGTCGAACGACCATTGTCGTCGGTGATGGTGATGGTGGTCAACGCATGACCTCTTCCACGGTGGCGAGGTTGCTTGCCTGAATGGTTTTGCTGACGCCGTTTCTAAGGTTCTTGAACGTGAATGACAATGGTTTCAAGCAGTTCTCATCTTCGAAGTCGATGATGCATTCCACGTCGTCCCAATGGTCAACCCATTTGGAGCCGACCATTCTGGGGTCGGCGTGAGTGTATACGATGATGCCTTTCTCACGGTCGGTGTGCGAGTATGCGAATCCGAGATCATTGAGTTTGACCGCGTATGGCGGGTTGGAGAGGTCGATGTTCATGCCTGTTCCTCCTGTAGGAGCATCCAAATGTTCGTTTCCTTTTCGGGGTTTCTGACGGCGAGCTTGTACACGTCGGACAGCCGGTAGCGTTGCTTGCGCGTGTCTTTTACCGGCGTGACGGGTTTCAGGTCTCCCCTGCTGACCCAACTGCGCATGGTGCCGGGTTTGACGATGATGCCGCATTGCAGGAGCAGTCTGCGGATTTCGGTCTGCGTGCCGGTGATGTGCGTGGCGAGGAGTTTGTGTCGCCTGTTCTCACGGATGGCGGAGACCGGATACACTTGACCGCAGTCGGGGCATTTCGGCGCGAACGCGGCGTTTGGGATGACTTTCACGATGTGATGGCAGTCGTCGGTCGGGCATTCGCCGATGATGATCTGGTCTTCGAGGGTGAAGTCGAGGAGTTCCTGGGCCTTACGGCGGATGCGGTGGATGATTCGCATGTAGGTTGGTGTCGCCTTGCTGGTCTTCCACTTGTCGGTGAGCCGGATGTTGCGGATGAGTGTTTCGAGTTTCCGGTCGTATGGAGCGGTCACGTTCAGGCATCGCGCGTATTCGTTGATGATGTCACGGAGGCTTGGAATGTCGTCCATGCCGTTGCCTTCGATGAGTTCGAACGCGGTTTCGCGTAATGGTGCCGGGGAGGTGGCGAGTCCATTATGCCCGCCGCCTCCGCCGTTGCCTGTCTTGTCCATGCGGTTTGTGCGCCATTCGAGGTCTTGCAGGTGGTTTTCGAACCATTGCAGGTCGAATTGGAGTTGGGTTTCGCAGGATGTGCAGAGGATATGCGTGTCGTCGGTTGTCTTCCAGCATGCCGCGCATGTGGTTTGCGTCAAGTGTTGGCTCCTTGGTTGCGTTTTGGGTGTGTTTGGTCTTGTTGCCTCAACCCTTTGTTTGCAACCGTTGGGCGACTTGTCTAGTATAGTGTGTGTGTCAGATTAGCGTTGGTTGTTCTCCTTCCGTTGGCGTGGCTGGTTCGAGGTCGTTGCGGTGGGCTTCGATTTGGAGTACGAGCCTCCTGTCCACATGCAGCAGGCGGCTTATCTCGTCCGCGTCGTAGTCGAGGTCCGCGTAGTGGAGGACCTGGTTTCGTAGGCTCATTCGTATTCCTTCTCCAAGTGTTCTTCGTACAGTATGACGAACACGATCATCACGTATGCTCCGTAGAGGAACGAGAGTATCGCTATGGATATAGGGTTCGCGTTGTTGGTGATTTGTATGATGATGATTGCGAGCATCACTATCGCGTTGACCGCGTAGGACGCATTCTTGGTTATGTACATGATCTTCTCCATGTCTTTGCTCATTCGCTTACCGCCTTCCGTGCGATTTCGAGCATTTCCCGAGCGCCCCTGAGATAACTGGCTCGCATTTCCGGCGCGGTCAGAGTCCAGAAACAGTCATCACTGGGCATGACGTCTTCCCAGTCTGCTTCCATGTCCCACCACAACAGTTTCTTCGCCACGGCCTCAATCTCAACGGCAGTTGGTGGAGCGGAACGTCCGGCCATGTACGCTGTACCGGCAAGCTCCCGAACCGTCTGGAAAGTCAAATCATCATCCATGCCACGCTCGTAAGCGTCGGCCTCGTCAAGCAGGATGCTCAATTCGTCCTCTTTCCGTTCGCCTTGACCATGGCCCACAGGATTTCGCTTGCGGGACGCCGCCTGTATGACAGGTCGTGGTTGGACCGCACATGGCCGAGAATCAGTTTCGAGCCGGTCGAATCCGGTGTCAGGATCGCGTTCACTCGCGGCGGCACCATTTTCTGCCATACGATCTCGTCGCACAGTTCCTTCGTGCAGACCAGGTAATTCTGGTCGCCGTAGAACGTCAGGCCGTTACCGCTCGTGAAGTCAGCCATGCATGACTTCACCTCGTAGAACCCGAAGCAGCCTTTCTCCACGCTTGCGGGCACCGGTTCGCCGTTGATGTTCCACGGTTTGAATCCCACGTAGTCCACTCGCCGCTCGTCAGGCGTGTTCCGGTCGAAATTGACCTCGCTCGCCCAAAACGCGGTCTGATTCCTCAATCGTTTCTCTACCAGCTTGGACAGCATGGCGGTAGTTTCAGCCCTGCTCATTTCTTCCTCCTGAAGTACTTGTATTCATCGTGGTGATGGAACAGGAACAGGTGAAGTCTCCACGCCTTGACTGCCAACAGGCCCTTGAGTGTGATCGCATACCCGCCATGGACACGCTTCATGAGCTTCCTATCGGCCAATGATTCAAGCATTCGGGAAAGCTCTTGGCCCCCTTTTTGTTGCCAGATGTAGCTCATCCCCTCAGCGATATACAGGCAACACATGTCCTTGTCGTATTGACTAATCATCATTAGCCTCCCTCTCAAGGATGTAGACGTTCGTCGCTGCGACGGCGTTATCACGCAATTCCGTTGGCGGCATGGTATCCACCCGCAGAATCTGCCAACCCTCGTTCAGCAGCTCTTCAAGCGCCTCCATATTGACTAAGCGACGGTCGCTGCCGCAATCAGCCCAAAACAGCGGGCAAACCTTGTATTGACTGCTCATCTCGTGTCCTTCCTTTTGTATTCGTCAACGACGTGTTTCCAGTTGATGCTTGCATTCATAGGGTCGCTGTACCAGTTTGTAGAAAGGTGGTTTCGGGGGCATTGAAGCCGGTATATGGTTATTGTTTTCACGGCTTCGATGGTTTCATGGTATTTCTCTGTTTCTCCTTCTTTGATGACAGGTAGTCTGCCGCACATTGGACACCCGTACTCATGGTGTTTTCTTGCGAACAACATTGTTTGTTACTCCTTTGCGTCTTCAGTTTGATTAGTGGTTTCGGTCTTACTTTCGTCAAATGGTGCTACTAGTTTCACATGGCTACTCATGATTGCAATGCAACTCGATTCTTTAAACCACGTAGTACATGCGGCGTAATACTGATTACCGCTAGACGCATATCCGCAAGCAAAACCGTATATACCTCCGTCGCATTCTTTCCACCCGCTTTGCAGGTAGTATGTTTCGTCAGTATCGAGTTCCACCCGCAGGCCAACGTCATGCGGAAGGAGGTCTGACACGCTACTCATTTCGCATCCTCGCTTTGATTCGGCACCTCGGAAGGCATGGAGCCGGAATAGCCGAGCATGTGACGGCAGTAATTGATTACATGCTCGTAAGCCGTCGTCATTCCGTCGTAAAAGTCGTACACTTCTTCGTCTGGATTATCAGAAGCGTTATTAGCTGCATCCCACTCTTTTTGCAGAAAGTCGATGACCTCATGCAGTGTCTTGTCTTTCTCAGTCACGTTCGTCGCCATTGTTATTCCTTACTGCTCTTATCGTTCTTATCGTCATGGTCGAAAATGCATACGAACACGCCTAATAGCATGAGCACGCAGAGTATCGCTATCACTCCCAATGTGATGACGATGAACACGCTTGAAATATTCCAGCAAACATCAGCCAGACTCATGATTTCTTCTCCTTGCAGAATTGTCTGATAGCTTCCTCTGCGTCGTAATAGCGTGCGACAGCGCGTATCCACGAGTTGAACGCATCTTCGGCAGTCCAACAGACCTCGCCTTGAAGACACTTCAATACGCACTCGTACCGGTAGACGGTATGACGTGGATTGTGATACGTGCATTTGCCTTCGTTTATCACCGGCGCGTGACCGCAGTATGGGCATCTGAGGTAACTTTTCGGCTCCTCCTGCTTTTTCTTCTTCCGTCCGAACATCACTCACCCTTCAACGGATATGGCGCAGTGGTTGGTGTAAGCGGGAACGCACGAGGATACAGGCAGTCAAGCACCGTCCTCCACTTCGCGTAATCGTCCTGATCGTTCCAATAGCGTGGAATGAGGTCGCCATTGATGAACAGGGCGCTCCATGCTCCGTTCTTGTTCTTGCGAAGAAATGCGCCCGTCCGTGTCCGGTAGAAGCCCGGCTCTTCCGGCTCGTCGCGTGACGGTCTCTCCGGCAGAAGCATTTCAAGCTGTCTAAGGAGTGCCTGCGCGTCATCGACGGTGAGTATCAGGCGGTTATCCTTATATGAGATTGCCACAGCATTTTTGTCTTTATCCCACCAATAAGCAGTCATTCGCTTCAGCACTATTCCTCCTTCATGTTGAAGATGCGTTTGAACTCGCGTAGCGAACTCTCATAGGCGTCGGCCTTGCCGTCGATGTAACCGTTTTTGCCTTTGGCTCGAAGCTCATGCGAGTCGTCATATCGGCTTTCAATCCATTTCGCATACTCGCTGATGCGATTATCAAGGTCAGTCATTGTTGTCCCACATTCCTTCTTCGTTGTTCGCATAGTTCTTGCATTGGAATATCCGCGCCAATTTCTGAGCATCCCTGAGAACCTTCCACAACGCATATCCCCTTGATACTCTCTTGCTTATCGGATAGTCGCGTGTGGCACGGAAAAGCCAAGTGTTCTCGATCACGTCCCAATGCCATAAGACCAATTCATATCCATCAAAGGTGTGGTCAGGCATTATGTATCTGCGACGGATGCTGACCGCGTATTCGTTGTTCGCTGCTTCACCTCGTTGAGTATGAGTATCGAATCGTATGCTCTGCATAGTTGGTTCTCGCCACCGTTGAGACTGATGATGACCGGCTGGAACACTCCCTCGAAAATCAGTTGCACCATGCTGCCGCTGCCGTTACTGAACTTCGTGGTCATCGATTGGAGGAAACCGTCGATAGTGGTTCCCTCAACGGTGGTGGCTATCGCACGCTTGCCAGCGAGGAATGACGATGGCAGGTGCTGCCAGTCGGTGATGTGGTCATGCACTTTCATGGTCGAACACCCCGTTTTCCAATCGTGCAAGCAGGTCTTTGCCGAAGTTGATTCCAGTTCCGCAGACGGCATTCTCGATGTCTTTCGTATGCTTGTCGGAAGATGGGTTGTCCCGCACTGTCTCACACTCATGAATGAGCGTGTGCAAAAAGTTGGTGAGATTGGTCAACCGACGCTCCGCACGAGATGTATCGTTAAGATTCACTGGTATCAGCGGGAAAGCGTCAGCATCGAACGTGCGTTTGACCACACTCCAGTCCATTGTTTCCAAATCCCCGTCAACGAACGGTTCCGCACCACCGAGATTGTGGATATGCCATGCGTCACCGTCATAGCTCAACAGGTCTTCACCATCCCGAGTCACATACCAGCCCGGTTCGGTGGGCATGTCATCAGACGAATGCGCCTGATCGTACATGGCCTTCACCTGCTTGTAGATGTCATCCAGTTCCCTCCCGTCGAACTCCACGGTCAGACAAGTGCCAGCCTTGTCAGTGAATAGATAAGGCATTGTTTTGAAATCAATGCTTCTCAACATTTCACTCTCCTTCTTCGTTGAACGATGCCTGTAGAGTGTCCGCGAACACATGCAATGCGTCTTTGACCTTCTCGTTGAAACCGTCCGGCACGTCCGCCGTGACATGTCCCTGCTGCATGTTGTCGAGCTTGTTGTCCGTCTTCGTGTACATCGGCACATCCACTTCGACGGATGCGAGTTCGATCTGCGGATAGTCGAACGCGCACACGGAACGTGACCTTGCTCGTGCCGACTTTCACTTTGTCGCTCATTGGCGCCTCCTTGGGTTGATTGTCTTGATAGTTCTTGCCGGACTCTCATAAGCGGTACGCACCTCATACGGCCTGTGGTGGAAGTCGGCTTTGGAATGTGCCGCGCCCACAGCTTCATCCAGTGAGTCGTACACGCGGCATGTGTGAACTCCCGTCTCGCCTTGCATCCAGACGATGTAGCCGGTCTTGCCTGTGAAAACATTCATTTGACCGTCTCCACCGTGTTGCAGCCGATGTATTCGCCGTTATGCTTCAAGCACGCCCATGTCACGTCACCGGTCTTGACGGTTTCCATCTGGAAGCCCGCGCCGGTTTTCCCGCTGGAACCGGCTGGCGATACGGTGGACGCGATGAAGATAATCGTCATGCAGATGATCGCGACGATGATTACCCGGTCCCGGTTCATCACTCACCATCCTTTTCGATTTCATTGATCTTGTCGGCCAGCACTTTGACCGCCTTCTTGTAACATCCCCACTTGATTTCATTCCAGAATGGTTCGAGATCAGCCCAGTTCTCGGCCTGTAGGATGCCAAGAAGCCTGATTGCCTGAGCTTCGAGAATGTCGGCGTTCCGTTTGCGGCACGCGGCGAAGAACGGCACATTATGCGTGATTGCGTCATTGATGAACCAGAGCGCCTTCTTGAGGTCTTCGACACCGTTCTTGTGCTGCCATCTGAAGCAGTATTGGACGGCTTGGCCCCAGTCGCTTGACAGCAGGCGGGATAGTTCGATGCATTCGAACGGGCCATCCTTGTAATGCGATGGATTGATATTGTCAGTCATTTAACGCCATCCTTGCCTTCTCGAACGCCTGATGCACGATTTCCATGTGCAGTTGTTCGCCTTCCTTGGTCGTCTCGAACCGGTCATTCACTTGACGGATGAACTTATTACGAAGCAGTGCCCTGCTTGTCTGGTTATCGACGGCCTGATATTGGCCCTGCATATTGCTCACGTCAGCAAGCATTTCCTGCTGTTTCGGACTGAGTGTCCACATCATCGGCTCCTTTCGCAGATGATTTCCAATGTGGGGTGGTATTCGTATGTGAGTGGATGCGAGTAGTAGTCGTCCCAATACTTGTTGAAGTTCCTGTTGATGCCACGTTCCGCGATGTTCGGCCTTCGTATTGGCTCTCCCCTGTCCAATCGTCTGATCGCGTCGGCGGTCTCGATGCCTTGCTCGGTCGGCTTGTAGGTGCCGTCCGCGAGTGGGATGATGAGACGCCTGTCGATGAGGGAACCCAACGTGACCCACGGTTTCGCATAGGATGCGGATGATGGCATTCGATGTGTTTCGACGATGTGGACAAGCATTGACGCTTGGGTGTCTCGCAATCGTTGTCCGTGGATGTTGTAGATGTTTCGTTTCATGACTGGTTCCCGTCGTTCATCGTCCGGTCGAGCCGAATCCGTTTCCTCCACGTTCCGTCGTGTCGGTAAAGTTGACGACCTTGCGGATTCTGGGGGTTTCCACCGGCGTGATGACGAGTTGCGCGATACGGTCGCCGCAACGGAAGTTGACGCGGCTGGTGGACGTGTTATGCAGGATGACTTTGATCTCGCCACGGTATCCGGCGTCGATGATGCCGCCGAGGATGTCGATGCCGTAATTCCTGGCAAGGCCGGAACGTGGACAGACTCGTGCCATGTAGCCTTCGGGCAGGTTGATCGCGATGCCGGTTCCCACCATGATGCCGCCTAGTCCGTCGATGTGGAAGTCTTCGATGCAGTGTAGGTCGAGTCCGGCGTCCGAATCGTGCGCCCTTGTGACTGTGGCGTTTGGGGTGAGCGGTTGGATTTCAAGGGTTTCTAGGGTCATTTCACTGTCCTTGCTGGTTGCTGATGGTTTCGTATTCGGAGATGTCTCGGTTGAGGCAGTGGGTTGTGCGATGCGTGGTTTCGTGTCCGCAATCGTATGGGTCGCCGCCTTGAGCCAGTTCCAAGAGGCGGAAACTGGTAAGGTCGAGTCGCCGGTGGCTGAGCTTGTGGAGGATGCCGCTCGTGTTGGGCATGTTCACGTCGAGCCGTCGGATATCGAAGTGGACGTTGGTTCCGGCTGGATGCATGAGACCGGGGTCGAGGCCCGTGTCGATGAGCCAGACGGCCATCTGCTTGTCCACGTTTTTGAGCGTGTCTTCCGCGTTCATGCATTCGCTGATGAGTCCGTTTCTGGAATGCATGTCGATGGTCGTGCTGTTGAACGCGCGGATTGGCGTGTTGTCATCGAAACGGATGACCCTATGGAATATCAGGGGGTCGTCGGCGAATGGCACCTGAAGGCCCTTCATGTCGGTGATTCTGGCTTCGACTTCCAGTAGATTGTCGGACATTGGGTCGAGTCCGCTGGTTTCGACATCGAACCAGATGAGAAAATTGTCATCCATTGTTGGCTCCTTCGGTTCTCGTAATCGTTGGGTGTAGTCTTCGAATCCAGTCAGGTCCACATGCGTTGGCGGATTGGGTTCGAGTTCCTTGAGGATTTCGGCTTCCTTGTCCCTTTGCCGCGTGTACCGCCAGTAGGCGGCTTTGCTTTCGTGGATGCCGTACTTGTTGGTTCCCTTCCATTTGCTCATGGTGTTTTGAACAGGTCTCCCAGATCGTCGGCCACGGTTGGCTGGCATGCGATGGGCTTGGATGCGATTTGCGGACGGTCGGCCTGTTCGAGGGCCTTGCTGACGGCTTCGCCCAACTCTTGGGCTTCCCGCGCGGTGCCGAAGACGACGCGACGTTTGAACTCCCAATAGTCGTCCGCCGTGACGTGATGCTTGGCGGCGAGCTGTTGGATGGTGTTCTCGTCGGGAATCCGGCCCGCGCGGATTTTCTTGCAGAGGATGTTGATGTCGGCGGCACGCATCCACTTGTCCGATTTGGTCGCATAGAATCTCACGACCGCCGTACGCATGTCTTGGATGCTGTTGCGTTTGTCGAGTTCGCGGTAGAACTCATCCAATTGCAGGTCGTCCCATTGGGCGTTGCCGTGATGCGCGTTGATCGTGGTCAGCAGCATCGCGGCCTCTCCTTTGGTTATCATCCTGTTCCTCCCATCGCCCGTTGGCGTTCCTCGTCGCTCATGTACTGCCATGCCCTGTTGAGGTTCGCCATGCGGTTCGATTCGTTGCGGCTCATCATGGTCGGATTGGTGCGGAGGGTGAGGGATGGTCGGATGTCGTATTCGTTTTCCCACCCCGCCGCGTTGAGCCATGTGGCCGCGTATTTGACGTATTTGGGTTCGGTTCCTTCGATCTCGACCTGTCTGGCATAGGCTCGGGCGCTGTTGATGATGGTGTCCGCGCCCGTGTCTTGGATGGCGTTCTTCCATGCTTTCCAGGCTGGACGCTTGTCAACGTGTCGTGGATACGCTTTCCAGAAGGTTTCGAAATCGGCGGAATACTTGTCGTCGGATGCCTGTCGTGCGCGGCTTCGGCGTTTGCTTGCCGTGTTGCGGGCCGTCCGGTCGGCGAGTTCTTTTCTGGTGTGGTTCCCGTTCGACTGGTATTCGTTGATGCGCACGCCGGTGATGGTCTGTTGGAACAGGCCGATGTCGATGAGGGTTTCGATCTCCTGTTCGGATGCGCCAAGCGTGTACGTCAGCTGGTCGGTGTCGATGTCTCCATCCGTGAGGTTGCAGCTGCACCAGCTCAATGCCATGACGTAGATGAGCGCCGCTCTTGGCATTTCGTCGCGGAGTCTGCATATCCTCGCGTCGGCCCAGAATCCGTTGTCGAGTCGGGTGTAGCCGTCCCTCACTTCAGATTCTCCCGTCATGTCATGAGTCCTATTCCGATGTCGATGAGGATGGTTATCACACCGCCATTGATTAGGATCATGCCCCAATACCACAGCCAGTCGCCTGATGGCCTGTTACGGTCGATGAGGTCAACGGAGCCGAGCATGATGACGAATCCGATGACGCTGACGACGATGGCGCATATGGCGACTATCGCGATCATGATTGTCCTTCCGGTCCGAGTGGCAGTCCGTCGTTGAGGATGAGTGCGAGGCTTTTCAATGTGACGCACACGAGTTGTTTGCGTCTGCCTAGGAACTCAGTCCTGATTCGTGGGGTGAAGTACCTGTCGTTGTCTGCCAACGCGCACATGGTGTTGTATGTGTCCCAATCCGTGTAGGCGAGCTGCCTTCCGATTCGTTCGAGCGTGGATAGGCCGACGCGTGACTTCTTCTGCACGACCCACGGGTATGGGCTGTCAAGGTTTCCGGCTTCCTCGACCGCCTCGTTGTAATGTTTCGTGGCGTTGAGGAGTTTGGTGTTCTTGACTTCGACGCATACGGGTTGACCATGGAAGAAGATGTTGGCGATGTCGCCTAGGTCGTTGCTGCCGTGGAGACGGCGGCGGATGATGCGCTGGTCGTTCAACGCCCATTGCAGGTAGTGTTCCACCGCCGTTTCCATTGCCGTTCCGGCTTTTTTGGCCGACTGTCGATTGCGTGACATCAGAACGCCGGTTCTCCTGCGGGCTGTCCGAATCCGTCGAATCCGCCACTGCCCCACGGGTCGGAGCCTGCCTGCGGTGCCATGGCGGGTGTCGTGGACGCCTGTCGTGGTCCGGCCTGCTGGTTGGCGTTGACGAGTTGCGCGGTACCCCACCTCAGGCTTGGTCCAGCCTCGCGGACGTTCACCTTCTGCGTGTAGTGCGTGACGCCGGACGAATCCTCGAAACGTTCATCGGACTCGTTGCCGATGATGATATACTCGTCGCCTTCCTTGATGCTGCTCTGGATGTGCGTGGCGAGATCATTCCACGCTTCGCAGGTACGGGAGCAGGATACGCCGTAACCCCATGAGCCGTCCGGGTTCTTGACCCTGTTGGAGCAGAGGATGCGGAACTGGATGTAGTTCTTGCCGTTCTTCGTGGTTCCGGCCCGATACAGGTCGCCGTCCTTTTTGATTTTGACGATTCGTCCCACGAGGATGATGGTCGGTGTGGTCATTTGATGTTCTCCTTGTCGTGTCGTGGATGGGATTTGAGTCCGACCCATCCCTGCTGGTCTTTGGGTTTCATGTTTCTGAGACCGTCAGCCGTCTTGTGGCGGTTGGCCGCTTCGACGTTGCACATGAGCATGTGGCTTCGCGCGTGCGGACAGGATGATTCGCCGCACCGCTGGCAGTACGGGATGAGTCCCGTATGGATAGGGTTCGCGTGCACGCAGTACGCGCACGTGCAGCCAGCCCTTCGTGATATGCTCATCGGCCCGCCTCGCAGATCGGGACACTTTTCAGCCTTGGCTTGCGCAGTCCGAGTTTCGCCTTCGAGAGGGGCGCGTACTCGCGCATGTTGCGTTCGGTTACGCGCAGATGGCTGGCGACCGGAACGTATTCGAGGTCGTCACACGGGGAGCACTTGTCCGTGTCAGCGAAGTATCCGTCGTCCAATCTCGCGCCCATGTATGCGACGAGCGTCCAGAAGCCGTCACGGTCGAGCAGGAACAGTTTGGTCCTGTCTTTACTGAGGTAATACCCTTCCTCGGTGGGGAGCTTCGCGAGGTTGACCTTCTCGAACGGGAAGCGTTTCGCCTTGTGCGAGCTGATGGCGAACCCTGTCTCGTCCTGTGGTGTGGCTGATGGTGGCACGTTGCCGTACCGGTTCAGAATCGGGGTCCACATGTTGCCGGAATGCAGCCACACGCTGCCGGTCGCGGCCTTGTAGATGCCGAGGCCCTTCGGGAGCTTCGCCTTCCACTCGTCCGTCTGCCGGTCGCTTGTGGACTTGTCCGCGTCGGCGGCGGGCGTCTCCTGTTTGACGAGTCTGTCCATCAGCTCGTCGGCGTTGATTTCGACGCCGCTCGTGGACTGGTCCTCGATGCCGATGATGTAGTTGTCATCGATGCTGCCGTCACGCCTGAAGACGATGGCGGGCAGATCATAGTTGAAACCAGGCTCGCGGACGGCGATGTAGAAGTATTCGAGTCCGGACGTCGTGATGGCCGCGATCATCATCAGACGCGTCTCCATGTCGGCGCTTTTCAAGGCATCGGAAAGAGTCATATGCCTTAACGGACCGGTGTGCGGGCTACCGTCCTCGAAATTCTTGGCGGTAACGGCCAGTCCACGCTTTTCGATTTCCAACGCGTCCTCGTAGGTGAGGTGTTTCGGGTCGTATTTCATCGTGCTGCTCCTTGCTGCTGCATGTGCTTGTGGTATTCGTTGATGAATGTTTGTGCCTGCACCGCCGTGAGGCTCACGCTTGTGACCGTCTGGTCGTGGAGGATTTTCTGGACGAACGCGTCAGCTTCATCCGGTTTGATCTGGCAGGCGCGGAGGATGTCGGTGACTGTCTTCAACTGGTCTGGACTTGCGAGGCCCTTGGGTGGAGCCTGGGCAGCGGTCTGCTCCGGCTGGCCTTGACGGACCTGCGGAGCGTATTGCCGTGGCTTCTGACGTGGCTGCTCGTCAACCACTTCGGCTTCGACCATTTCCTCTTCGGTCTCGTTGTTGGTCTGCTGCATCTCGTCGGTCGTGTACAGGCCGCTCAAATCCTGCGGGAACGCCTTGCGTAATGCGAGGGCTTCCGCGCATTTCGCGATCATGGTCACCGGTTTCGAGGTCCACATGCTGGTGGGGACCTGCCTGTGGAGATTCTTGTCGTAACGGGTTCCGACGTATTCCCTGTAGAGGGCCACGCCGGTGAACTCGCCTTCTCCTCGACGGACGGTGACTTTCGCCGCGACCGGAGGGGTCTGGGCGATCCACACGTCATGCCAGACGCCATCCTCTCCGCACCAGAGGGTTTCCGGTTCGCTGAACAGTTCATGGTTCCTGTCCGCCGCGCGGCGGGCGATGAGACGGAAACCGTCAATGCCGACTTGGATTGTCTGCTTGGAAACATATTCGTTGCCTTGCTTCTGACGGCGTTCGATCAGGTAGATTTGACGACTGAAAGGGTCAAGTCCTGTACGCTGGCATTGGTGCAGGAACACTGCCAAGTCGGCTTGTTGCGCGTTCTGCACTCCAAGCTGGGACAGTGCCGCGAGCTGGGCGCGGCTCCAAGTGTCCTGCTCGTTGGTGATGGTAAGGCTTTTGCACATGGCTACTCTTCCTTGGTCGAAGTGAGCATCTGGAACATCTTCGGGGCTATCTCGCTGGTGAAAGCCTTGTCCACGAATCCTTTCGTGGTGCGAAGCGTGACGGTCTGGGCGCGTCCCGGCTTGAACTCGACGCCGGGTGGGAGTTCGCCGTCATGGTCCGCGATCATGTCCTTCAGATATGCCTCCGACTTCGCTTCGGGGCGTGGCATCCACACGTCCTCCGCCGCAGCTTTCCCACCGGGGATGAGGAACTTGCTGTCATGCAGCATTGCGCCATACGCACGCTCGTCAACGACCTCGTAATGGCCTTCGGTGCCTTTGCTGAGACTGATTTCACCCGCATCCAGTCCGGCGAACATGGCGCGCTCATTATCGCCGCCGTCATGCGAGCGCCGCCATTCTTCCTTTGCGGCTTTGAGGGCTTCGGCGCTTCGTTTGTTCAGTGCGGTGAGTCCGGCGATGGTGGAGTTGAGTTCGTCGGGGCGGAGGCTGCTGAAGTCGTATTTGGGGGTGTTGGTCATTGTTGTTCCTTTGTTTGGTGTTCGATGGTGTCTACTGCGAGCTTGTAGAAGCTCACGTCGGTTTTGAGGGTTTGGTTCTCGTGTTGGAGTCGTCTGTTTTCCGTGGCGAGTTTCCGGTTTGCGTTCCAGAGGGTGTGGATGGTGAGCGCGCAGTCGTCTAGGAAGTCGTCAACTTGGTTGGCGTCGTATCCCGTGAATGGGAATGAGGGTCGGAATTGTCTGTCGCGTATGTCTTTCGGGGTGACTAGTCGTCTGGTGGTCATTGTTTGGTCTCCTTTGCTTGGTCCTTGATTTCGTAGAATCGGAGTAGGAGTTCCTTTTTTGTGAAGAGTTTGTTTTGGCCTGATTGGTATCCGAGGAATCCGTACAGGTCTTCGAATGTTTTCTTTCCTACTTTTGTGAAGGCGATTGCCTCGTCTTTGGTGAGGATGCCGTCTTCGAAGATGATGGGTGCCGTCAATTTGTGTGTGCTCCTTCCTTGGATTGGTGGTTGGTGTAGGCGGGTTGCGGCATGACGCTGGACGGTTGGCTCGCAAAAGGGTGTGCGGGGCGACTGGGAAAATAAGGAAAACCAGTCTGGCCGACCATCGGTCCCGATGCGGGGCGGAGAAAACCAAGTGAAAAACTTCGTCCCGATGGGTGGCGTTGACGTCATGCCGCTGGCGTCCAAGCGCGGATTCGGACCGCGAACCGTTCAAGATCATCGTCTTATGCCTTTTAGAAAGGAGAAGGTGTGGTGTCTGGTTCGATTGGCGATGGTCTTGTGGTACGGTTCCTGTTCCCACTGTGTGGGCTTGGACGATTGCCGTGGCGGCGCGTGTATGCAAACGCTTGTGACGGTTCGTTTGGATATGTTTCAGCCACGGCATGGGACATCATGGGATGTTCCATCTTTGCCAGCCGGTGAACGTGGATATTCGATAAACGTTCAATTTTCCACTGTTTGATTGTTTATCGGAGTGGCTGGCGAAGCTTATGGGTCCCCATCCGGGTTGCAGGCGGATGGGGAAGAATCAGTTGTTGTCGGCGAGCGCCTTGGCGATTGTTGGCATACTTGAGGCACTCAGTGGGATGAGCGGGAAGGCTGAATCTTCGAGGTCTTCGACCAGCTGCTCCCAGTTAAGGTATCCACTGGACTTGCTGCTATCGTAGTTCAACTCACTCCAAGAGCTGATTTTGCTCATGGCCGCAGGCGTGTTCGTCACGTATGACCATTCGCCGTCCGTGTCATGGAGAATCAGGTATGGTTTGCCGTCGCGTGGGATGAAGAAGCCATGCGATTGTGGTTCCGGTGGCAGTGGCGTTTTCTCCGGTTCCATATCGTCGGATTCGGGGTTGATGCCCGCTGCTTTGAGACGGTCGAAGAGGACCAGCGCGTAATCCTGCATGATGTAGGATTGAGCCATCATCAGGGAGGCTTCCCTTACGGAGATGTGCTCCCGTTCGCCGTTATTGTATTTTTCGATGATGTCGTTGATCTTGTCGATTCTGTCTTTGAGTTCGTGGAACTCCTCGACCATGCGGGTCTTGTAATCGTCTTTCATTACTGTCTCCTATCGTGATTGACCGTGAACGTCGGAAGCCCATTGGATGAACGCAGCCAGTTTCGATTCGGGAACCTCATACAACGTGCTCGTCTTGAGTCCATCTTTTTCAACGATTGACCCGCCTTTCCGATCATTGATACGGAAGACGCAGTGCCCACCCTCGTCAAGAACGAACTCATGCGGTGGCGCCGGAGGATTCAACAACGTCATGCCGCCACCTCCGCGTCAAGCGCCTTGTCCAGGGCGATCTCGCCAAGACGCTTGTGTAGCAGTGCCAACCCCTTGCGGGTTATGCGCACGGTGGGAGGGAAGGCGAACTCCGTGCCATCATCCTTGACTCCATGCTTTTGGGACATGACCATCACGAGATGACCGGCAGCGCAATGCTCCGCGGTTGCACGCCAAGAGCCACCGGATTTGAAAATCCAGTTATGGTCGGCCATCCACTCGCGTAACTGTTTTTCCTTGATGGGGGTTCCGGCGTTCGACAGGACCTTTGCCGCGTCGCGGACAAGCAGCCTGTCTTCCACGTTCGTGAAATCATCAAGCGCTTGAGCCTTCGGTTCCAGTTCCCTGATCTGCGCGTCCTTGGCTTGGAGCTGCTGGTTCTTGCGTTCGATGGTCTTCTGCGCGACGAGCACGGCACGGGCCATGATGTCTTCATCGGAATCAGCATCGGAAACACGGATTGCGCCACCCTCGTTGAAATACTTGTCAAGGGCTTCGGCGGCTTCCTGCTGGTAGACGGTCACGTTGTGGCGGGCCTGTTCGTCGCTGAGTCGGTTCGTGTCGATGGTGGCGAGCCACATGGTCAACGTCTTGCGGCTGATTGCCACCATGTCACGGTGTTTGCCGTCTGCGCCAACTGTTCGTATCATACGAACGGTTGCCCATGGCGTTCTGTTGAGCCGTTCCCACTGTCCGTTGTATGCGATGCCGATGTTCTCGCAGATCGGTTTCAACGCAGTGTAGATTTCACCGTCATCGAACCTTTGCGCGATCATCATGCTCCCGTTGAACGGGACTTCGACGATATCGTTGCTCATTTGGCTGCCTCCGCGTAGAGAATGTCGATCATGTCGGTGGTGTTGTATTTGGCTTGGAGTTCCTTGGAGCCTCTGCGCATGGCTTTCACCAAATCTTCTGAAAGAATCGCGTTTCCAGTATCTCCGTTCTTCGCATCCTTTGGGATGATGGCGGTGAACATGTCCTCTGGCAGTTTTGTGAGGAGGCTTAGCGTTTTAGTGGACATGCCTAACTCTCCTCGCAGATTGTGCAGGTAACCGTTGTCGGTGAGGTATTCAAGCTTCTGTTGTCTGGTTTCGTTTGGCGTGGTGATTTTCATTGTGGTTCCTTGGTGTTGTGTGGTGTGGTTAGGCGGTTTGTTTGATTTGTGCGATTTCGCCGGGTTGGAAGCCGAATGCTTTGTAGAGTCCTATGAGCATGAGTGGTGTGCATTCGTTTGTTTTTTTGGCTCTGGCTAGGACGCTTTCGCTGACTCCTATTGCTCCGGCGAAGGCTTCGTCTGTTTTGAGGCCGCTCATTTGTTTGGTTCGGTCTAGGAAGCCGTCTCGGAACTGCATTTTGTATTCAGCCATCAGTGATTCCTTTCGCAACCTGCAATATTTCTTTTGCTTTCTGCAATTCATATAATCGCATATTGCGAAAAAAGTCAAGCGAGAAGCGACACTCGGCGTGTTGCGAGTTTGGAAGAAGTATTGCATAATGCAAAACATGAGTATTGCAACATGGTATAAAAAGACAGTCGGGTCAGATACGGTTAACACCGTGGCTGACAACACCGGAATAGTCCCTTCATCCCTTTATCGGCAGCTCCCAGAGAAACTCTCTCCGGAAAATGTCGTGAAAATCGCCCGCGCATACGGAGTTTCAGCTATAAACGGTCTAGTCGCGCTTGGGCTGCTGGATGACAGCGATATATCACAACTACAAATATCAGATGCACTAATAAACGCTTCGAATGACGAGCTGCTCCAGGAACTCGCACGCCGTCTCAAGGAAAACGCGGACGCCGACTGGGTGAACAGTCCGATCATCTACCGTGAAGAATTCGACATGGCCGCGAACGACGATCCGAACGCGAGACTCGAAGCCGAAACACCGGAAGACTGACGACAGCAACGAATATGGCGGCGGCATTCACTTATGATGCCGCCGCCTAATAATACGAAGGGAACAATGTCACGAATCACCATCGACGTTTTGGAACGTCAGGCCGAGCACATGGGTTTGAAGGTTTTGGAATCCGATATTCCCGGCACTACCTGCGGCCTGTACTGCGACCGGCTGCGGACGATATGGCTTGCCGACTGGTTGAACGACCGGCAGAGGCTCTGCACCCTATGCCATGAGCTTGTGCACGCGAAGTATCGTGATCTCGGCTGTGGCACGCGGTTCGGCGTGAAGTGCGAGCGTAGGGCGCGTCGCGAGACGGCGTTGATGCTGATAAGCCCGGTCGAGTTCGCCATGGCCGAACGGATGTGGGACGGTGACACCTGGCATATGGCGGCGGAGCTGGACGTGACCATGCAGGTTCTTACGGATTACAGGCAGATTCTCAAGGATGGCTTGTTTGAGAAACGCCCATGATTCATCAGCCATCAATTGGGGGGATAATCTCTGTTGAGACATATTGCAGGAGAGCAAAGGAGAGCGTCATGGGTTTTCTTATTGTCATCGCGGCTGTGTTCGTCGGTTTCGCCGTGTTCGTATTGTTGACGCAGATGGCCGTGAGGAACGGCATCCGCATGTCCGGCGTGATCGATTGGAAGACGCAGTACGAGTTGGAGCGCATGGAGGATGCGGGCGGCAAGCAGAAGCCGTTGGCCGAATTGTATGAGAGCGTGGCTGAATCCGAGGATGACGCGGACGAGGTGGAGCGCAAGGTGCGGGAGCGGGCGTTGAGGTACATCAACTCGCGTAATTCGACTCATGTGATGAACGCTTGGATTTTCCTTGGCCTCGGCATCGTCCTGTGTGTAGTGGTCGTGCTCATCGTGGCGTCGTCGGACAGCATGATGTGACCGCATACAAAAAAACGGGGACATCCCTTCTATGAGGATGTCCCCGTTTTTTTATATATCAGACGGCCACCGGTGCCTTGATTGCTGGCCATGGGTCATAGCCGGTCAGGTGGAAGTCGTCATACGTGTACGCGTCGATGCCGGACGCCTTGTCGATGCTCATATGCGGGTACGGACGCGGCTCGCGTTCAAGCTGCTTCACGACCTGTTCCAGGTGGTTCCTGTAGATGTGGGTGTCTCCGCCCACCCAGATGAACCGTCCTGGCCTGTAGCCGGTCTGTTGGGCGACCATCATGGTCAGGAGCGCGTATTCCGCGATGTTGAACGGCACGCCGAGGAACATGTCGCAGGAACGCTGGTACAGCTGGCAGTCGAGCTTGTCGCCGCGCACATGGAATTGGAACAGGCAGTGGCATGGCGGCAATGCCATCCGGTTTAGGGATTCGACGTTCCAGCTGTTGACGATGATGCGTCGGGAGTGCGGGTCTTCGCGGATGGTCTCGATGGCGTTGGCGATCTGGTCGATGCCGCCGAGGTCGGTCGGCCAATTGCGCCACTGGCATCCGTAGACGGGTCCCAGATCGCCGTTGGCGTCCGCCCATTCGTCCCAGATGTGCACTCCGCGCTCCTGTAGCCAACGCACGTTGGTGTCGCCTTTGAGGAACCATAGAAGCTCGTATATGACGCCTTTGATGAAGACCTTCTTGCTGGTGATGAGGGGGAAGGCTTTGGACAGGTCGAACTCCATGCGTGTGCCGAACAGGCTGATGGTGCCGACGCCGGTGCGGTCGTTGGACGGGATGCCGTTTTGGAGCACGTCGAGAAGGAGGTTTTCGTATTGGTATTCGCCGCTCCACTTGTGGAGGTGGTCGGCTTTGGAGAGGAACGCTTCTTGTTCTTCGGCGGATTCGGATTGCATTGGGGGCGGATTGTCCTTCGTGGTTGCGTTTGGGGAGATGGGCGGCGGGGAGATGCCGACCGGTCGCGGAGTGCCTGCTGGCGGTTTGTCAAGCCGTTTGGCTGGCTTCTGACGCGATTTTAGCACGCGGACTTTCTTTTTGATGTGTTAATTACGAGCGAAGCGAGTAATTAAAACATTTTTTCTTTCTCGCAGGTCAAGTAAACTCTTGGGTTAATTCAAGTTCTTATAGGTTTACTTAATTCTAATATCATAAGAGTAGGTTTACTTACTAGTATTACCGTGTTTTTGCCGTTTTTTGGCCTGTTTTATGTACTGAAAACGGCGTCGTTCCAACGTTTTCTCGACATTACGGGGGGTTTCGGTCACTTGCGGTCATTTGCGGTCACGCTGCGGTCACCGATGACCGCAACACGCAAATTTGAAATCGTTGGAAAATGGCGGTTTTTATGTTACGAACATGTAACGAGAGTGTTAATTCGTGTAAAGGGGGTATATTTTGCGTGTTTTTGACACCGTATCAACGGTATTTATGTAGACATTGTGAAGTCTCACATAATGAGACTACCATACCCCCTTACTGGGTTTCGGACAGCGAACCGAGATATTCGTCCGGCTGCACGCACAGGATGGATC